TGACACCATCTATGTCATCGAGGAAAGGAGCATACGGCCATGCGTTCCGACCTTTGTTGTCTCCCTCCAGTATCCTCATCATAATGTAATGTTGAGGCCGACCATCTTTGTCCCTGATCTTGGACTCTGTTATTTCCAGTGTGTGATTCCCTTCAATGAAGGGGCTATTATCAAAACCAGTTCCACCCATGATCTTGACCTTCTGTCCCTTGAAGTTTCGTCTCGCTTCTTGTAATAGTTTGTTCATGTTATCTCCTTCTTTGTTACGAGCCTTACAGCTCTATTCTGTCTATCATGATTTCCAGAGCGTTTGCTATGGCATCAACTCTCAACGTCGCCTGTCGGACATTCTGAGCCAAGCCAACATAACTCGTTTCGTCTTCGGGCTGAGAACCACAAGGCTCAGGACTATCCTGTGCTATTACTGTAACCAACCTTTCCTTCATCACGACTGACAAATCTGCGCAACGAGTAATACCACTGGATAAATTATCCATCGCCTCCGGCACTTGCGCACTCTTGCCAACTTTTGCTGTTCCTTCATTCATATTATCTCCTTGTTATAATTTTTACCGTTAGTCCAACCATTCGTTACTCCACATCATAGAAGCATCTCAGTATTGCTTCAGCTCCTTCCTCCGGGGAGTTTCCCCGATCTAGTTCATCAGGGAACACACCCCAATGATCTCCAGCCGTGACTCCACTCTCTGCGGTAGTCACTATCACATGCTTGTCTCCTTCACCATCAGGGTTGATAGCGAAGTGGAGAATCTGATTAGCCAGCCCAGCCAGATACGGTCTGGTCTTACCAGACACATTGAATGTGGCTACTGTCATTGATCCACCCTTCACCCGTTTTTCTTGGTAGTAGACGTGCATGAGTATGATGACTGATTTACCTGACCCAGTGAGGATAGCTAGCTTCTCTCTCATCTCATCGAAGACAAGAACCCAAGCTATACCATGATCTGATTGCGTAGGATTAAGTATGCCAAGCTTAACACATACCCCATCGGCTATGGCTTGATACATAGCGTCTCCAGTATCAATGATAATAGGGTTATGCTCTGACTTCGCGGCCCACTGGAACCACTCGTCCATGTCCTCCAACGTTTGAAGGATCTTGCGCTTGACTCCCGTGCCTTCGCACACGTCACAGTTCTTCTTGCCTCCGCAGTCACATGTCTCACTCGTGCCCTCGATCTCTACTCCACCTGACCCTGGCTCGAAGAGCATGAAGAAGGGCCTAACCCCACCTATACCTAAGCTCTCCGCTACCGGACCAAGAGCGGCAGCAGTTGAGGTCTTGCCCGTTTTAGGGGCCCCCTGCCATATCTCGATAGACTTCAAGAAGTCATACGATTGAGGCAGAGTCTTAATTTCCACACCACCGGGCCCGATTGATACATCATTCTTTTTCTTCGTTGTCATGTGTGTTCTCCTTATTTTTCCATTTCTTTTTCTGCTTTGGATTTCTTTTGTACTAGTTCCTCATGCAAGGCATCCTTCATCTTATACAGACCTTGACAGGCAGGTGCGTCCCATCCATCTGCATGGCCAAGCAACTTCTCAGTACAAGCTTGGATATAAGGACAAGGTTGACCATACATCCCAAGACAGTTAGTGAAGTTCATCTCCACTACATCCCCAGCGAACCGCGAGAGAATCTTCTCCAACTCATCACTCAATGAGGACAGCATGGATTTGTATACTCTTAACGGAGGAGGACGGAAGAATTTCTTGCCTGACTCCTGAATGTACTGATCCTGAACCCGTGCCTCGAATGTAGCCAAGCTCTCTCTTCCTCCCTGCTTGTCCTTCTTACGCCTGAGCTGAGACTTAATGATAAAGTCCCACGCCTTGAGGTCAGGGTACTTACCAGTGAGGGACTTCACACCTTCACAGTACAGCATCCCCTGTAAGTCCATTGGCAGAGCCACGTAGTTTTGTGCAGTTGCGGACATGAGGAATTTGTTCTCCCATAGAATTACTTTCTTTGATTCTTTGTCCTGTGAGAGACGATCTATCTTTCCTCTGAACGTAACACCATGAAGAGTGAACTCGAATGGCTCTTCAGTCAGTAGTGTTTCGTATTTGTTCTTGTCATCCGCATAGACCTGCTTGTATCCAAGACAAGCACCAATCAACGCAGCTAACTTGACCTCTAGCGTATCGGCTGCTTCAGGTTCCATGTTTCCTGCTTCAGTGATTAACTCGTCTACCCGTTTAATTAGATTTGCCCTCAACATTCTACCCGATTTGTGAAAGAAGTGGAGCGCATAATGGCCCAGCTCTCCCTCAATAAAAGGGGCATAAGGTGCGGCGAGTTTGATACCTCTCCCATTCACCCGGTACTGGTAGTATTCCAGTGTCGGACATTTTAAGAATGTAGAGAGACGTGAGTATGTTACTTCGATTTTTTGCTTTGACATGTGATCTCCTTTCCAACTAAGTATTAAACTATAATCTTTCGTCCGTTCATCTTGAAGCTCCGCTCCTTCGGAGCCTTCTCTATTAGTGTTGGGTAACACGCTTCGACACAAGCCATGATGAGCCTGCTCGGTCTAATGTGTAATTCCTTACCAAGCTTTTTCAACCCAATTATCATTGGCTTCTGTTCGTCTGTAATATAAACATGAAGCTGTTCTGCGCCTTTCATATAATCACCTCCTTTCATAGTGTGTTGCATCCTATACCTTACTGCGTAAACCTGTCAACACATTTCTTTGTTAATTATTAAAAATGCCAGCTTTTCACTGGACTTGGGACTATTTAATTAGGGTTCACGCCCTCCAACCCTGAAATTCATACCATCTCCCTTAATGCTGAGAGCGTTGTGCTCACAGATTTCTTCTGGCTAATCATTTGATATACTGACTCATCCGCGCTGTCTTTCACTACGATATCAACTACATGAGTGTCCGCGAACTCGCTCGTTAGCCTGCTAGTACGTCCCACAGCCTGAGCATAACGAGCGTAAGAGAAAGGACGAGAGTAGAAGACAGCAATGCCAGCACCAACCAGTTGATTAAGACCCTTGCATAATGATGTGCGGATAATTGCTACACCTGAATCAGCTTGAGCAAATGCTTCGAGTTCTTTTCCTCTTGTCGGTGAGTCAATGACTGCTGGGTTAATTCCAATAGTTTTCAACCATCGAGTTAAAAGAGTAGTTTCAGGGATGTAAGTATGCCAGACCACAATTTTTGAGTCAGGGTTGTCCTCAATGACTTGTTTGAGGGCTTGTAACTTACCAGTGAGCACAGGCTTCCAGTCATCTTCTGTCCTGAATATACCACCCGCGACCTGTACTCTTTTGATAAAACATACAGCGGCAAAGTCCGTCTTGATGGTGGAGTCTTCGAGGCTAGATTCAAATTCAGTTCGCAGCTCATAGTCTATCCTCCTCTGTTCGTCAGTCATTTCGACTTCGATCTTGTGATAGTGACGTTTCGGCATTATAACAGATCCATCATCTTCTAGCCAATAACTTATGTCTTTAATATCACGCTGGACATGAGTGAAGGCAGAGCGTTTCGGTATCCAGCCATAGCCCTGGTCATGTGGTCTCATGTATCGCTGTCTAAATTGGGTGAGGGTATGTGGTAGTTTCTTCTCACCTCCAATCAGAACCACCTGCCCATACACATCTTCCAGTCTCTCGGTCATCAGCTTGCCATTAAGCAGGAGTTTGTGAGGGATAGTCCGACATACCAACTTAACACCCTTATGCTTATCGGTGCGCTGGTCCTTCACCTCGCTGCTCTCATCCATTATTATCAAGTCCCACTGCTTACACCAATCGAGTTTGTGTCGAGCCACTATATCGTAGTTGACAAGGACACACAGCGGAGTCTTAGGGTGTGCAGGAAGATGGAACAGCTCATCTCTGTCTGGCCTAATGACTACATTATAGTTAGTATGCTGATAAATTTGTTCTGGCCAGTTGTTCAAGACGTTGTTCTTGTCTGCTAAGATTAAGATTCGTTTTGCTTTGACATGTTCAGCGTAAGCCAGAGCAACCAAGCTCTTGCCTGAACCAAGGAAAGTAAAGAGCCCACAAGATTTGCGTCCCTTCAAATAGTCGAACATCTTTTTTTGATGTGGAAGCATGTGTGTGTATATCATTTTGTTAATCCTAATTAATGAATTTTATATTGGGTAATCCTTACCTTTATCTTGTGCTCTGTGTTCCTTCCAAGCTTTGTAGCTCCACTTAGTTTAGATTCCCTTGTGATAGGTCTTATATACCCACCGAGGCCAATTCTCCT